TCTGGGGATAGCGATCCGACTGATACACAGATCATCACTGAGACTGTGCCAGATGGCATACATGGCAGCGACACGGCACCTACGACAACAGGTGCATTTGCAGGCACAGCTATATCCGGGTTAGCCGCGTCCACAAGCTACAAGCTGGCAGCAGTATGGGATGACGGTACAGACACGAGTAATGTGGTGGTTGGTAGTGCGTTTGTTACGGCTGCCGTAATCACCGCCTCGGGGGCGGTGCAGGGGCAGAGTATAGGCGGAGTCACACTGACGCAGGGCTATGATCTGGCTGTCGGCGGCTTGAGCCAGGGGCATTCACTTGGCCCTGTCACACTGACACAATCCAGTAGTCTTGCGCCTAACCCAGTAGCCCAAGGGCATACGGTGGCTCAGGCGGGCATCACGCAGGCCAATGAGCTGGCATCCGGAGCCATAGCCCAAGGGCACGCAATAGGCGCGTCTGAGTTGACGCAGGCCAACATCATCGCCACGGCATCACTGGGTCAAGGCCAAAGCGTTGCAGTATCGGCGCTGACTCAGGCGAATGATCTAGGCCCTGATGCCGTCATCCAGGGGCAAACCACCACCAGCCCCTCGCTGACCGTAGCCGGGGACATGCTGGTTGACGCGCTTACGCAGGCTACAGGTCTAAGCGTTGCACAGCTTACCCAGTCCCATGTGCTCAGTATTGAGCCTATCGGACAGGGCCACGCCATAGCGGCTGTGAGCGTGTCTCAGGCGGGTGGATTGCTGGCTGATGCGTTGTCTCAGGGTCAGTCGTTAGGTGGCTCAGGTATCACACAGGCAAACCAACTGGCCGTTACCGAATTAGTGCAAGCGCAGACGGTAGAGCAGGCCACCACGGCCCTCGCTGACCTGCTGAACATCGATGCGCTAAGCCAGTCGCAATTCGCTGGGCAGGCCAGCCTGACGCAGTCACATATCTTGAACGTCGATAGGCTGACACAAGCCCAACTCATTCAGGCCGTGAACTTCGGTGGGATGGTTGTCGGCACGCTCAAAGGCGAGATACGCATTTACGCGCTGGTAGACGGCGCAATCTCAATCGAACAAGCCCTCAAGGGCACCATTACCATCCACTGAGGACATCATCATGGGTAAATTAGTACCTGACGCCATCATTGATCTGATGCTGGTAGAAGCCGAGGGCACCAATATTCACATCTGTAGCGCAGAGCCCGCCAACTATGCGGGAATTTCTGCTGTAGAGCTGGCAACCGCAACGATCAGCGGTAGCTATGCAAAGGCCAACGGTGATACCAGCGGCAGGAAGAACACCCTGCCTGCTCAGACCGATCTCGACATCGATGCGACCGGCACTGCCACTCATGTGGTGGTCAGTAACGGGTCTGACACGATGAGACTGGTCACCACCTGCACAAGCCAAGCCCTCACCTCCGGTGGCACCGTGTCCACCAGTGCGTTCGCGCATGAAATCCTCGACGCATCATAAGGAGATTGCTATGCGCCGCATTGAGTTTACTGAAACCGTCAAGATAGGCCCCGATTCATATGAGGCCGGAGACCGCCGATCATTCGCCGATGCAGAGGCTTCCGAGTACATCCGACTAGGCTGGGCAAAAGACCCAGAGACCGGAGAGACCGGCGATCGCACACCAGGGTCCCAAAGGCTGCGGGTTGACCCTGTGGTTCAGCAGGCCAAGTAAATGAGCGGCGTGCTGTATCTGGATAACTCCAGCGTCATTGAGCTGGTTGGGCTGAAGAACTCGGTTACTGGCACGGCTGATGTTGGGGCTAGTGTATCGGTGACATTGCTGGATTCTTCCGGTGCGCAGGTATCGGGCGAAACATGGCCTTTAACTATGGCGCACGTTGCCGATGGGCTTTATCGAGCAACAATGTCATCCGCTATCAATCTATCCGCGCTCACCAAGTACACAGCTATGGTAGACGTGGTTGGATCTGGTGGTGAGGTAGGTAACTGGCAGTGCAAGGTATTAGCTAGAGCGCGAGGCTGTTGCTGATATGGCTTGTAGTGGATGCGCCAAGCGCCGTGAAGCAATGAGGAAATGGGCCAGTGAACGAGCAGAGCGAATCAAGGCAATCCATAGAGCACGCAAGGCTGATAGCAAAACTCGATTCTTTGGCAGAAGCGATACTAAGGCTAGCGATAAGTAATGAACGGCTTGTGGCTGCTATGGCTGAGAGTGAGGACGAAGATTACGACTCACCTGTGTATCTAGACGGATCAAGGTAGTGCCACAGTACGACAACTCCCCAAGGATACGGGGCAGAGCACTACAAGCTAGACGCCTGAGAGTATGGGCAGATGATCCTACCTGTAATCGATGCGGGCGAATCACCAAATACCCTGATGGGTTCGAGCTAGATCACGTCATTCCACTGTGCAAGAAGGGTGACGATACTGACGACAACTGTCAGGTGCTCTGTACGGGCGTCAATGGATGCCACGCACGCAAGACAGCTGAGGATATAGGTTACACGTTCAAGCCCACCACAGGGGCAGATGGGTGGCCTGTGGAGTGACTTAAAGGGGGAGGGGTGGGTAAATCTTCAAACCCAATCCAAGCGGAAACCGCGTCCAAAACTCTTTTTTTATTAAATTGTAGATTTAAGGTGAACACATGGCAGAAAGAGGGAAGCGATCAGCGGCCTCTCTGGCCATAGCTACGCCTACTGGAATTGATCGAAGGCTGGCCCCGCCGCCTGTTTTAACTGATGTCCAGAAGGCTGAATGGGTGGCTGTTATCAACTCACGGCCTGCGGATTGGTTTGACGATCACAACGCATCTAGCTTGATTCAGTATTGCCGACACAAAGTCCAGGCTGACGTTATCGCTCAGCAGATTGATGCGTTTAACCCGGCATGGCTTGCGGATGAAGATGGGCTAAAGCGGTATGACAAGCTGACGCAGTTGCAGGAGCGTGAGACGCGCACCATCAACGCTTTGTTACGATCCATGCGGCTTACTCAGCAAAGCCTGGTGCGAGCTGAGAAGGTGCCGACAAGCAGTAGGGGGCGCAAACCGTGGGAGTCAAACGGTTGACGCGAGGCGAGACTAACATTCAGTGGATTGAAGAGCATTGCCTGATCCCTGAAGGCAAGATGGTTGGGCAGAGAGTCAAGCTTACCAAGCATCAGCGGAGATGGATTAAGCGCATTTACGACAGTCCTACGCGCACATTCATTCTTTCGATGGCGCGTAAGAACGCCAAGACTGCTTTGTCAGCGTTCATTGTCCTGCTGCATTTATGTGGCCCTGAAGCTAGGGCGAACAGCCAGCTATACAGCGCGGCACAGTCCAGAGATCAGGCGGCTATTCTGTTTGAGCTAGCTGCCAAGGTTGTTCGGATGAGCAGAGACTTGTCCGAGTATGTGAATATCCGAGACACGGCAAAAGAGTTGCTGTGCGCTGAGCTGGGCACGTTCTTCAAGGCGCTGTCTGCTGATGCGTCCACCAAGTTCGGCTTGTCTCCTGCGCTGGTTATTCATGACGAGCTTGGGCAGGTGGTTGGCCCTAGATCGCAGCTTTATGAAGCCTTAGAGACGGCATCCGCAGCCCAAGAGAATCCACTATCAATCATTATCAGCACGCAGGCACCCACTGACGCCGATCTGCTGAGCCTTTTGATTGATGATGCGCTGACAGGGGCCGACCCGCGCAACAAGGTAGAGCTTTGTACTGCTCCGCTCGACTTAGATCCGTTCAGTGTGAAGGCAATCAAGAAGGCCAACCCGCACTTTGGCGACTTCATGAACCAAGAAGAAGTGCTGAGACAGGCGTCTGACGCCAAGCGGCTACCCAGTAGGGAGCCGGCATACCGCAACCTGATACTTAATCAGCGGGTTGAAGCCAGATCACCGTTCGTTAGCAGAACGATCTGGAAGGAAAGCGGCGGTGAGCCACGCTCGTTGGTGGGTAAGGCGGTATACGGCGGGCTTGATCTGTCTAGCGTGAGCGACTTAACAGCCTTGGTTCTGGTTGGGGAAGATGGAGACGTTGAATCTACCTTCTGGCTTCCAGAAGAAGGGCTTGCGGAGAAGTCCCGCAATGATCGCGTGCCATACGATCAGTGGGCCAAAGAAGGCTATCTGCAAACATGTCCAGGCAGGGCCATAGAATATGAGTTCGTTGCAGAGCATCTTCGCGTTGTGTTTGATCGCTACGATGTCAGAAAGCTTAATTTTGACCGCTACAACATGCGCTTCCTTATGCCTTGGTTGGAGCGTGTCGGGTTCAGCGAAGATGAATTGTCGCGGTTCAGCGAGTTTGGGCAAGGATTTATATCCATGTCCCCCGCCCTGCGTGAACTGGAATCACGATTGTTAAGCAAGAAGCTGCGGCACGGCAACCATCCTGTGCTGACAATGTGCGCGTCTAACGCTGTAGCTGTGAGTGATCCAGCAGGCGGCAGGAAATTCACCAAAGCCAAAACAACAGGCCGCATCGATGGGATGGTATCCCTAGCGATGGCAGTGGCGGCTATCGGCCAGGATGAGATGAACATGATAGATATTGACGCATTCCTTAACGATCCACTGGTGCTGTAAGCATGGGCCTATTTTACGCAATGCGCGGTTTGTTTAGATCGCCGGGTGCGCCGCCTAGAGATGAAGGCATTCAGTCTGGACAGCCGAGCGCATATGGCTCTGTGTCTGCTGCTGATGTGAACTTTGATTCAGCGATGCAGATTAGCGCGGTATGGGCTGCGGTGAAGCTGATCTCTGAGTCGGTTGGCTCGATGCCGTTCAATATCTACGAAGTGAGTGACGCAGGCAGAAAGCTGGCGATCAACCACCCGCTGCAAAGGGTGCTCACCCGAAAGCCAAACCAGTACCAGACTGATGTTGAGTTTTGGGAGAGCATGGCGCTCAACCTGGCCGTTAGCGGTAACGCTTACGCGATCATTAAGCGAACAGGAAGAGAAATACTGGCGCTGATGCCGGTCTCATCGTCTCAAGTAGAGACTTCACTGCTATCTGACGGGAAGGTAATACACACCTACACGTCAGGCGCGAACGTGAATGTGTACACCAACGAGACAATGTGGCACGTCAAAATGCTTGGAAATGGCATTGTTGGCCTGTCTCCGCTGAGTTATGCGCGCAACAGTATTGGCATTGCTATCGCGGCAGATAATCGCGTCAGCAAGATATACAGCAATGGCGCAAAACCTTCTGGCATCTTGACGATAGACAAGACGCTGACACCAGAGCAAAGAGCGCAGATACGTTCGTCATTTTCAGGGCTGGAAGAGGGCAACGAGGACAGGTTGTTTGTCCTTGAGGCGAGCATGAACTACACGCCAGTCAGCATGACGCCGCAAGATATCCAGTTGCTGGACTCCAGGCGGTTCCAGATCGAGGATATTGGCCGCTTCTTTGGCGTGCCTTCTGTGCTACTCAACCAGACTTTCGGCCAGTCTACGCTTGGATCAAACGTCTACGAGATTTTGTCAGCGTTTTACAAGCTGAACCTGCGGCCATATCTGGAAAAATTCGAGGCATCAGTGCCCCGCTGGCTTATGACTGCCGAGGAAGGGTTGCGGTATGAATGCGAGTTTGATTTTGACGCGGCATTGTTGCGTGCCGATCTGCTGACAAGGATGCAGGCCCACAGGGAAGCGATCAACTCAGGGCAAAGCACGCCAAACGAAGCAAGACTAAGTGAGGGCAAACCGGCCCTGCCAGGGGGAGATCAGTTGCTTATTCAGGGCGCGATGATCCCCATTCAGCAAGCTGGGCAGAAGCCCGTAGAGGTGTCTAATGAACAGGAATGAGCTGAAAGCTATATCAAAGACAGACGATGAGCTGCGAGTTGCCAACTATATCGTGTTATTTGGCGGCAGAGACTTAACTGGAGAGTTCTTTACCCCGCAAACCAAGCTGGATAGCTCCTATACAAAGTCTGGAATGCTCCACGTTGACTTCGAGCACGGCCTTGATCCTGACGGTATTGGCATGACGGCGCACGATATTCTGGGGTTTGTGGACTGGAAAACAGCGGTGTTGGATGAGACCGGCGTGTTTGTTGAGCGTGTCCTCAACCGTCATGGCCGTTATATGGCGATGCTTGAGACGTTGATAGACGAAGGCATGGTTGGCAACTCCAGTGAGGCGATACGGGGCAAGACGAACCGCACAGAAGGTGGAGAGATCGTTGATTGGCCTTTGATGCGAGACACGCTGACGTTTACGCCTGCGGAGCCAAGAATGTTGAAAGGTAACGCGCTGAAAGCAGCGAGAGAGTTATACGCCGAGATGCCTAACAGCAAATCATTGGCGATTCTTGACGATACGCCGTCAATCAAGACAGTAATTGAAGAAGCGGAAACGCTTAAAGACATTGAAGCCCTGCTGCGAGATGCCGCAGGCTTTAGTCGGACAGATGCGACTGCGCTGGTATCGCGCATCAAGTCCTTGTGCCGTGGCGACCACGATGCAGAACGCCAAGCCGCAGAGATTGCGGGGCTTTTCCAGCGATATAGCAACCCGCAACCCTAACGGCCAACAGGCCATCAAGCCCGCCAAGTGCGGGTTTTTTTATGCCAAAACGGCAAGGAACTATTATGGAAGACATCAAGAGTGTTGTTGAGAGCGGATTAGCTCAGGTTAAGTCTGTTCAAGATCAACTGAAAACCGCTCTGGACGATCACACCGCCCAGATTGAAACCCACGGCAAAGCATCCACTGAGCTGACCGGCAAGATTGACGAACTGTCAGATCAATACAAGACGCTGAAAGAGCAGTTGATTGATCTGGCCCAAAGCCAAGTCACCGGCAGCATGGATCAGTCAGCAAAGAGCGCGGGTGATGAGTTCATTAACTCTGAAGCCTATAAGGCGATGGCTTCAGGCCAGCGTGAAAAGGCTCGCATTGAACTGAAAAACACCGTGGTGACTGGCTCAAACATGCCGTTTGAAGTACAGCGACCTGGCGTTATCCCCGGCAGCTTTGCTCCGCTGACTGTTCGCAGCCAGATTCCCACCATTGCGGTGGCGAGTAATGCGGTGGGTTCATTGCGTGAGCTGTTGTGGACTAATGACGCGGTTGAAGTTGCGGAAGGCGCAGCTAAGCCTGAGTCTGATATCACGTTTGAAGCTTATAACGTGCAGATTGAGACTGTGGCGCACTGGATCAAGGTGTCAAACCAGCTTCTGGCTGATGCGCCTGCGGTTTCTGCGTACATTGATACACGCCTGCGTGACGGCCTTGAACAGCGCATCGATCGTCAGTTGCTCCTTGGTAACGGCACAACTCCTAACCTGTCTGGCTTTACAGACTCCGGTAACTTTGTTGCCTTCACTCCCACCGCTGGTGCCAACCTGGTTGAGTCTATCAACAAGGCCAAGTACAACCGTTGGGCCTTGGGTGAGGTGGTAGACACCGTCATTGTGAACCCTGCTGATTGGGCCGCAATGGAAGTCCTACGCGAAGGCTCCGGCATAGGCCAGTACCTGTATGGCGCTCCCGGTACTAACGCAGGTGGCCAGCCATTCGGTGTGAACGTGGTGATGTCTCAGTACATGACTGCGGGCAGCTTCCTGATTGGCGCGCTGCGATCTTCTGCCATTATCTACCAGCGTCAAGGTGCGGTGGTTGAGATGGGCTACGCTGGCGATGACTTCACCAAGAACCTGGTGACGATTCGCGCAGAAGAGCGTCTTGGCCTTGGTGTAGACCGTCCTGCGGGCATCATGTTTGGCCTGATTACCCCAGCGTAAGCTGACCTGAACGGGGCCGGGTTCACGCTCGGCCCCATTCTTTTTGGAGCAGCAAATGTATAGAGCAATTAAGACGTTCAACCATGACGAATTAGGCCGAGTCATTAAAGGCCAAGAATTTGAAGCCACTGCCGCACAGTTAGGTGGTGTAAAGGCGTTTGTCGAGAAGCTGCCAGAGGCTGCTGTTGATAAGCCTGAAGTTCAGGAAAAACCCACACTCAAGCGCAGAGTCAAAAAGGCTGATTAGTATGTCAGTGATCGATATATGTGCAGCGATGGAGCATACATACGCTGAGCCAGAGGACACATTTCTGGTTAAGCGGTGCCTGGATGCAGCGGAGGATAGCGCGCAGGACTTTCTCAACCGCAATTTTTACGCCGATGAGACTGCATTAGCTGCTGCTAGGGCCACCGTTCCTGCACTACGGACTGCCGCGAGATCGGCATACGCTGCCGCAATTATCGCTGCCCATGCCATCTCAGACGATGAGCTGCGAGAAGAAGCCGAGTTGGACGCGCAAAGGGCGCTAGATGACGCGCTACTGGTAGTGGCAAAGATTCAGCAGGGCATTGTTATCAAGCCTGCCATTGTCGCCGCCTGCCTGCTGATAACGGGCCACCTGTACGCACATCGTGAGGATGTAGTTGCTGGGGTGTCGGTTGCCGCTTTGCCTAATGGCGCTGAGTCTCTGTTATGGCCTTCTCGCGTAGGGTTGGGCATCTGATGCAGGCCGGTAAGCTACGCCACAGGGTCACATTCCAATCACCCGCCATCACTCAAGACTCGGTGACAGGTGAGGTTGTGGACAACTGGGATACTGTGTGGGAGTCCGTCCCTGCATCTGTTGAGCCATTGTCGATGAAAGACTTGCTAGCTTCTCAGGCTGTGCAGTCTGAACTGACTGCGCGCATTGTTATTCGGTATCGAACTGGAGTGCTGTCCACTATGCGGATATTGCACCGGGGGAATATCTACAACATTGAAGGCCAGCCCATGCCAGACGCCAAAAGTGGGTTGGAATATCTCACTATTGGTGTATCTGCCGGGGTGAATGATGGCTGACGGGGTTAGCTTCAAGCTTGAAGGCGTAGAAGAACTATCAGCCAAACTGAAAGAACTACCTATCGACATTCGCCGCAAGGGTGGGCGTACTGCTTTGCTTAAGGCCGCTCAGGTTGTGCGCGATGAAGCCAAGAAAAACGCTCTCAGCGTTGATGATCCACAGAGTTCAGACAAGATAGCCGACAACATTGTTGAGCGGTGGTCGAGCCGTTACTTCAAGAGCACTGGTGGCGACATGATGTTTCGCGTTGGAGTGATGGGCGGCGCTGGTGGCAAAGCTGAATCCGGGAGCCTTTCAGGTTTACCTGGCGGCGATACTCGCCACTGGAGACAGCTAGAGTTTGGCAATCAAAACCACGCTGCCAAGCCATTCATGCGTAAGGCTCTTGCACAGAATATCAGCAAGGTGACGGCCACGTTTATCACTGAGTACGGCAAGGCTCTGGACAGGGCCATTAAGCGCGCAAGCAAGGGCCGGTAATGTACCCACCAATCTTTGAAATATGCAAAGCCGATAGCGGCGTGACTGCTGTGCTTGGCGCTAGCCCTGTGCGGCTGTACCCGTTTGGCGAGGCCCCGCAGCGAGCGGCTAAGCCCTACGCCGTCTGGCAGACGATCAGCGGTGGCCCAGAGAACTATCTAGGCAACCTGCCAGACATTGACTCCTACAGCCTTCAGGTAGATTCCTATGCGCCCACAGCGTCATCTGCCAGAGCAATTGCCAAGGCAATCCGCGACGCCGTGGAGCTATACGCCCATGTGACGTTCTGGGGCGGCGAATCGCACGACATTGAGACAAAGAATTACCGGGTAAACTTCACCATTGATTGGTGGGTTCCCAGACCCTAGCAACCAAACCCCACTAGCCCGCTTCTGCGGGTTTTTTTATACCTAAAGAAAGAGGAACTACCTATGGCCAAGCTCGCGCAAGGCACTCAAATCTACTTTATTGACCCGACAGACGACACCACGGTGGTCACTGTTGACTGTGCTACCACGTTCACGCCCGGTGGTGCGCCTGCTGACCAGATCGAAACTACCTGCCTTGAGGACTTTGATCGGGAATATCTCCCCGGTTTGCGTACTCCTGGACAGGCATCGATGACGATCAACGCTGACCCGACAAATACCAGTCATCTTTTGATGCATGAGCTGTCGGAGTCGAACCCTTCACCCACGATTAAGTGGGCGGTTGGTTGGTCAGACGGCACTTCGCCGCCGACTGTCACAACGGGTGACTTTGTGCTGCTCGATACGCGCACATGGTTCACGTTTCAAGGTTACATCTCAGACTTCCCGTTTGATTTCGCCATGAACACGGTTGTTACCAGCACGGTGACTATCCAGCGCTCAGGCGGGTCTGTTTGGGAACCCAAGGCATGAGTCTGACGATTGACTCACTCCGTGAGATGGGGGCGTTTACGGGCGCTCCTGTCGAGCGAGAGATCACTTGGAAGCAGAAGGGTAAAGAGCTAACCGCCACGGTTTACGTTCGGTCACTGTCCTACAAGAGCGCGGTGTCTGACATACGCTCTGTGGGTATAGACGGTGATCCCGTTGCAGGGCGTATAGCGGCCTGTATCTGCGATGAGAACGGCAAAGCTGTGTTCACCCCTGCCGATATTACTGGCGATGCAGACCCCGAGAGAGGGCCGCTAGACGGCAATCTGACGGTGGCTCTGCTCACTGTGATTGGTGAGGTAACGGGCATGGGGGAGAACCAGGCGAGCTAAGCGCAGAGGATGAGCTGTGGTGTGAGCTAGTGCTTAATGGCATTGGTGGCCGCACCATTGCAGAAGCGCAGAAGGCGATAGGCTACCGTGAGTATTTGACATGGATTGCCTTCCGCAAGCGGCGCGGGACGCTTCACTCTGGAATGCGGATGGATAATGGATTCGCTTTGCTCGCCACTGTCCATGCCAACACTCACAGCAAAGATAAGAAGTTTACGGTGCGCGACTTTTCGCCGTACTTGGATGAGCCGGAGATTGATATGCAGACTGCAATGGAGACTTGGGTGTAATGGCGTCTAAATCACTCGGCACACTCACGCTCGATTTAGTGGCAAAAACGGGCGGCTTCGTTGCTGGCATGGATGCCGCTGAGCGCAAGTCAGCGAAGTGGCGCAAGCAGGTTAAGAAAGACGCGGAGGTGGTCGGTAAGGCTGTTGGCGTTGCTGCGGTTGCTGCGGGTGCGGCGCTGACTGCTCTGGTTGTCTCGCAGATCAATCAAGCGGATAGCGCGAGAAAGACTGCACAAGCTGTTGGCGTCAGCACTGAGGCGTTAACAGGGTTGACGTTCGCTGCCAGTCAGTCTGGTGTTAGCCAGGAGTCCCTTGCTGCAAGCCTGGGCAAGCTCAACCGCTCCATGCTTGAGGCCGCAACAGGCACTGAGCAGTATGAGCAAGCCTTTGCTGCGCTTGGCGTCTCCGTTATTGGTGCGTCTGGTGATTTGCGTAACAGCGAGGACGTGTTAAAGGACATTGCTGACAAGTTACAAAGCCTACCTGATGGGGCTGAGAAGTCTGCACTGGCGATGGACTTGCTTGGGCGTTCAGGCACAAAGCTGATTCCACTGCTGAACGGTGGCGCTGAAGGCATTGATGCGCTGACCAAACAAGCTGCGGCGCTGGGCCTTGTCATTAGTGATAAGACGGCAATGGAAGCGGAGTTGTTCAACGACTCGCTGGCGGTCATGGGTGCGCTATCTACGGGCCTTGGCCGTCAGATCGCGGCTGACTTGCTGCCAAATCTATCTGCGCTTGCTGACAACATGGCCAGATCGGCCACGGAAGGCGGCGCGCTGGCTGAAGTGTCAGGCAAGATCAGCAACGGTTTGCGCTGGATTGCCGCCTCTGCTGTGGGTGTTGTTGCTACCTTTGATCTGCTGGGCAAGTCTATCGGCGGGTTCGCCGCGACTATTGCCCCCATTTTTGACGGTGTGGGTTCCAGCCTGTTCACCTCTACCCCTGTCGGCGCTTTAGCTCAGATCGCACAGAACGTTTATAAGGGTACGGGTGACGTTCAGGCCGCATTTGATGTGGCGACCGCTGATGTTCAGGCGTCTGCGCTAGAATGGGCTGATCTGCTTGAAACCATCCTAAACCCTGACATAGACGCAAGTGAATCAGCCGCTGCTGTTAAGAGCCTGTCTGGGTTGCTAGAAGGTTTGCGCGGAGAAACAACAGCCACCAAGACGGAAGCCGAGAAGCTAGCCGATGCGGTCACGGCGCAGATTAAAGAGCTGCAATTCCAAGCGGAAGTGGTCGGTATGTCTGCCGATGCGGTCAGGCTGTACAAGCTGGAGACGGACGGTGCCACGGCTTCACAGTTGGCCGCAGCGCAGGCCGCACTAATGACCGTTTCTGCCTATGAGGCGCAAGCGGAAGCTGCCAAGAAAGCCGCAGAAGAGCAAGACAGCATCAATCAGCAGATGGCCTCAATCATTGACGGCTTGGCGACAGAAGAGGAACTGGTACGCCAGTCCTATGATCGTAGACGCCAGATTATCCTTGATAACACGCTTGTTACCGGCGAAGCGCAGCAGCAACTGCTTACCCGGCTGACAGAGCAGACGAACGAAAAGTTAGACGAATTGAACATGGGTTACTGGGAAAAATATCTCTCAGCCCTTGAAGAAAACTTTGCCAACATGGACACGCTAACCGCTGACATGCTGGAAAATGTCACGGGTAAATTCGGTGATGCCTTTGAGGCTATGGTGTTTGACGCAGAAAGCCTTGAGGACGCGGTTTATAAGCTAGCTGACGGTATGCTCCGCTCAGTAGTTAATGCGCTAGGGCAGATGGCAGGACAGTGGATAGCATACCAAGCCGTGCAGTTAGCCTTGGGTCAGTCCAGTCAGGCGGCAACCACTGCGGCTTCCGCAGCGTCTGGGACGGCAATTGCTGCGGCCTATGCTCCCGCTGCGGCTATGGCGTCTCTCGCTTCATTCGGTGCTAACGCAGCACCGGCAATGGCGGGTATTACGGCTACTAGCGCGCTCGCCAAAGGCATGTCACTTGTGGGTATGGCTCACGAAGGTATGGATTCAATCCCAAAAACAGGAACCTGGTTGTTAGAGAAGGGCGAGAGAGTCACCACCGCAGACACTTCTGCCAAGCTGGATAAAACGCTTTCATCTGTACAGCAGGGTATGGGCGGAGGTACAGGCAACGTCCGTATCGTCAACGCATGGGATACATCCATGATTGGTGAGTACATGGGTTCCGGTGCTGGTGAAGAAGTCATCATGAACGCTGTACGGCGTAATCAGCGCACCATTCGGAGCATTGCACGATAATGGATCTGTGGCCGTTTAAGCCAAAATCTGAAGTGATCGAGTCGCTAGAGTGGTTGACTGATTTATTTCGCGCAAAGGCCGGTGAGCAGCGCACAGCGATTAGGATAAACCCGCGCCGAAGCTTTAACCTGTCTCACGTCCTTAATGACTACGAATATGCGTCAGCCATTGCCTTGATGCGCGCAAATCAGGGTGACGGGTTCTATGTCCCTGAGTGGCCCGCGTCTACCAACGTGGGTTCTGTGTCTGGCACAGTGGCCGTTCCTGACGGGTTCCCAGATAAAGCTGTCGTATGGCAGTCTAACGCCAAGTATGAATTGGCTGATGTTGTTCGTGATCCCGGTGGCGATACTGTGGTGTTGGTGGGTTCCTATTCCAATGCTCGCTTAATTCCTGCACATATCGGCTACTGCCCAGATGGGCTAGAGAATGACAGGGGCGCGGCTGGTATTAACCAGTGCTCTCTGACATTCATTGTCTATGATACCCAAGACTTAGGATCGACAGTCTATACGCAGTACAGGGATCATGACGTTGTAGAGACGTGCCCGGTAATTGGGGCGGGTTCGTTCTCCGAGTCTGTCACATGGCCGTTATCGGCGTTTGATAACCAAGTCTCGATTGCCGAATATATCCGCGAGCGATCCACTCCTGACATGAAGTTTGATATGCGGTGGCATGAATTCACCGCTGAAGGTATTGCCGAGTTGGTGGCATGGCTGTACTCACTCAGGGGCAGGCAAAAAGCCTTTTGGCTATCGAGTCGCGGCAAAGACTTGGAGCCTGTTGGTTCTGTGTCAGGCGCTACGTTGACAGTTTACGCACGCCCAGGCTTAGCTGCGCTGACGAACGTAGACTTGGATATTGATGGCGAGTATCGGCAGGTGACTAACATCGTTGCAGGCACTCCGGTAGGCGGCAGAGATACACTGAACCTGACCATATCCACGCTCACGAATCCAACCATAAAGCGGATTAGCTTCTTACGCTGCGCCAGGTTTGACTCTGACAGAATCGAGCTACTGCACCGCGCGGCTGAAGGTACGGCTGTTCGCGTTCCTTGCATTGAGATCGCCCCATGACGTACACGGCAAAGGATCAATCCACGCAAGACGGTGAGCCAGAACTGCGGTTCCTGTTTGTGCAGGGCGCTGCTGAATACCGCTACACCAACCGCCCGTACATCGTAGTTGGTGATGACACATGGCTGCCATCTTCGATTGATAACACTGAAGTCAACCAGTCTAACGAACTGGCGAAAGACCCGGTAAAGATCACCCTGCCAAGGGACAACCCACTAGCCCAGTCATTTCTTGCTGGATCACCTGAAGAAATAACCACTGTGACCATGTTCAGGTTGCACGAAGGCACTGACCCAGTGGCGTACTGGAAGGGCAGGGTTGCCGGATCTTCTATCAGCGGCGATGCGGTCACGCTCAACTGTGAGAATATCTTCACTTCCATGCGCCGGTCTGGATTGAGAGCGCGGTATCAGCGAGCGTGCAGGCACGCACTGTACAGCGTGGCGTGCGGGGTGGATATTGCCGCCAACGCTGAGTCAGATTCGGCAACTGCTGCGTCAGGCTACACGGTAACGATTGGCACAGCTTACACAGACGGTTTGTTCACTGGGGGCATCCTTGATGATGGATTTGGTAAGCGGTACATAACCAATCAGACAGGTAACACTCTGACGCTAATGAGTCCATCTCGCTATATACTCAGCGAAGTTGGAGGAGGGTCAGTCCCAATAACGCTATACCCAGGCTGCAATCACACAATGACAGACTGTGCTGATAAGTTTTCCAACATTAACAACTACGGCGGGTTCCCTTACATCCCGACCAAAAATCCATTTGCTAACGAAATCACAGGGAGCGTTGCCTGATGTGGATGTTTTTTGCCGGTATCGCTCTGGCTTTGGTTGCTGTTTACGCGCTTGCACCAAAGCCGCCAACCACGCCACCGGCTGGATTAAATGAAATCAAAGCCCCCACAGCTACCGAGGGGCGCGAGATCCCAGTCTTGTTTGGTTGCCGAGAAATCATTAGCGCAAACGTAGTTTGGTATGGCGACTTAAAAACAACCCCAATCAAAAGCAGTGGTGGCAAGAAGTGATGATCACCATGAAAGACGTTCGGGCTGCTGGGATGTGCAGCCGAGGGGCGCGGGCATTTTTCATTCGCCATAAACTGGACTGGGTTGCTTTCGTGCAATCGGGTTTACCGGAAGATGTGATTGAAGCCACTGGAGATGCAATGGCTATTCGGGTTGTGGAGGTAGCGCGTGAGCGGAGGGGGTAAAGGTGGAGATGTAACCATTGGCTACAAATATAACCTTGGAATGCACATGGCGCTATGTCATGGGCCGATTGATAACGTCAACCAGATACGAGTTGATGGGCGCATTGCGTGGGAGGGCTTGGACACTGGCGGGAGGATTGATGTTGATGCCGGTGAGCTATTCGGCGGGGACAAGCGTGAGGGCGGTGTTTCTGGCCCTGTAGACATGGAATTTGGCGAGCCAGCGCAATTACCTAACGATTACCTGACATCGGTTTTGCCGGGTACAAACACCGCTTATCGCGGCGTGACATGTGCTGTTTTGCGTCAATGCTACATGGGAAATAATCCTTACCTGAAGGGGTGGTCATTCCGCGCACAGCGAATTTCAGTCACTGAATACGGCGTGCTTCAGTGGTATGGAGAAAAAGCAGAAATATCTAGGGGCATTGGCTGCGTATACGATTGCAGCTCGTTGCGTGACACCATCCTGGCGATTGGTGGATGGCCGCTAGATGACCCGCAGCGTGGAACACCACCACTGAATCCCTACCAAGAAACCGCCATATATACGCTTACGGCTCCAGGCTCTGGAGAGACCGACTGGGCAAGTGGTATCAACAGGGAGTGGGAGCCAACAGCGGACTTTTGTGAAGAAGACGATGATACAGGCAAGAGATGGTATGCGAGGTATACCCCACCCGACCACTTCACGATAGGAATGACGACTGTTGAGCAGATGCAGACAACCTATACGCATGTGCTGAAGGCACCATCCAGCGCGTCAATCATAGATTTTCAGTACTCAATTGGAACGGGGCTTTCTAACCAGAGATTGTCTCCTCGATTATCTGTCACGATTTCAGGCGGCACAGCGTCATTTCAAAGCGCCTTTGTCACAGGCAACCCCTCTGTATCTGGCCCTACAGGTATTACTTGTGGCGACCTGCATGTGATCACAGTGCGGCTTCACCTAGAAGATTGGCTATATGATCGAGAGGGCACTGGTGGATATAGCATTTATACGCAAAGACTTGTTTGGACAATATGGGTTGACGATCAGCCGCAGCTTACACTTACGCATGATTCTGGTGAGCGCGTCAGTATCGGCGCACCTGTTTACAGGCCGCTTGATGTGGCTAGGGTTTACAGGGATAGCGATGCTTACCTTGGAGGCTATGCCATAGGGGTAGAGCATGAAACGGTTTATTTAGCCCTGCTTGAAAACTGCGCTGACTCAACTTCATGCAAGACTGACTGCGAGGACATGAACCCCGCTCACATTATCCGAGAGTGCCTTACTCAATCTTGGGGGCTTGGTTACACATCAGCAGATATTGACGGCACTTCATTTGAGTACGCCGCAGATATGCTTTTCGATGAAAGCATGGGCATGTCTATTTTGTGGGACAGAGAAATACCGATAGAGGATTTTATAGCGGAGATACTACGCCACATTGATGGTGTGGTGTATGTCTCCAGATCTACTGGAAAGTTTGTTTTGAAGTTAATCCGCAGCGACTACGAGGAAGCAGAGTTAGTTGTTATTGATGAAACGAACGCAAGAATGGCTAGCGATGCGCGCCGCCCGGTTATAGGCGAGATGACCACTTCTGTCACTGTCAGCTTTACTGATTTCGAGCAAGATGAAGAGGATGGCAGCGTTACCGTTCACAACGAGGCACTGATACAGCTTCAAGGCGCTGTGAGTAATGCCAAGGTTGACTACCCTGGCTTTATGCTGAGGTCTTTAGCTTCACGTATTGCGCTTCGTGATCTCAAGTCATTGTCAACGCCATTACTGTCTTGCGATGTGGATGCCGGAAGGGTGGCCGCAGATCTGAATATTGGCGATCCGTTTAAGCTTGATTTTCCCGAGCAAGGGATATCCAGTGTAGTGATGAGAGTGGAATCAATGTCTGTTGGTGATGGGCGGGATAACACTGTCAGAATATCTTGCCTTGAGGACGCCTTCAGCGTTCCAGACTTTGCGGCCATTGGTGATATTGGGCCTGGTTGGATTGATCCAGTTAAGACTTCTCCGCTGAAGTCAGAGCCACGGCTTATTGTTGAGTCACCATATTATGAGCTGGTGAGAAGGGTAGGTGACAGAGAAGCTGGCTTGATTCTTGACGACGATCCTGATGCTGGGTTTTTATTCGCTAACGGTGGACGTCAGGGCAATGAGTTAAACGCCGACTTGATGGTTGATTCTGGCACGGGGTATGTTGACTCGGGTGTGTTGGATTTTGCGCCACACGCCTACTTGTCAGCTGATGCGTGGTATTCAGACGGCAATCTGTACTATTCGGATGGCAAAGATTTGGATCAGGTTAGCGCTGGTGATCTGGCTCAGATTGGAGCCGAGGTTGTACGCTTTGACAGCTTCGGCTCTGACGTTGATGGTGACTTTATCGCAGTTGGGCGTGGCGTTCTGGATACGGTGCCGGCTGAGCACATCTACGATGTGGCGCAGCTTATCCCCATAGTGTTCTTCTCGCCTGCAACGGACAACGCGCAATATACAGCATCAGACTCTATCGATGTTAAGTTGCTCACCGCTCTTGGCAGTCAAAGGCTAACCATTGCACCGTCTGATGAAGTGGTGTTTGACTCCCGCGCTATTCGCCCATATCCCCCCGGCAATCTAACTGTGGATGCAGAGAGCTACCCGGTTGCCAAGGTATGGGATGGGACTCACACCTTAGCATGGGCTCATAGGGACAGGTTGCAGCAAACTTCAGGGGCTATATTCGATTACTCAGATGGAAATATTGGGCCTGAAGCTGGTACGACTTACACTGTTACTGTGGACGCAATATTAGATACCGGCGTCATATCGGCAGACTTTATTGATATAGACGCTGGCGCGGTGACGACTCTGGATATTGATAGTGCTGTGGACGGCACGCCACCTGTTGATGCGGAATTCATACGATTCAAAGTTACGGCCAATCGTGGCGGGTACGATTCATGGCAGGCTGCGATGATTGTTGTATCTGTATGAAAACACTAATCCGCGCCTACCTGCCCCACCTGATCGCCCTGGCGCTCGCTGCCCTAGTCATTCTCGCAGGCTGGCAGTATGTGACGAGTCTCGGCTACAAAGCCCAAGCCAGCGCGCTCAAAGCCCAGCTAGCAACGGTGCAGGGTGATCTATCGGTATGCAAATCTAACTCAGCGTCAAGACTGGCCCAAATCGAAGCCCAGAGCAACGCTGTTGACGAAGCAAGGCGCTTGGGTGAGCTAAGGCGGGAAGCCGCTGTGAAGGCCCGTAATGACGCCTTAAAGGCACTGGGAGAGACACAGGCACGTTACGCTAGGCTTCAGCGCGATTGGCCGCAGGACTGCGTTAGCGCCGTCGCCCGGGTGCGGCAGGAGTACGGTTTATGAAGTGGCTAATTATTCCGCTTGTACTGCTCACCGGCTGCACCCGCACCCTGTACGTTGATCGGCCCATTGAGCACCGCGTAGAAGTCTCTCGCCCATGCCTTGAGTCCAGCGACATACCAGCCCAGCCAGCCTATGCCCTTGCACAGCTACAGCAGGGTGTGAGTGACGGCGATATAGTCCTAGCCATGCGACAAGAGATTGCCGAGCGAACGGACTATACCGGGGTGCTGGTGGGCCTGCTTGGCGCTTGCACTCAGCGTTAAGAGGCTTTGGCTTTTGCCTCAAGCCAATCGTCGATGTCAGCTTTCCGCCAGCCAACACAGCGCGCAGAAAAACGGATTTTCCGGGGGAAGGTTGGGTCAGTTTCGTGCATGACGTGCAGCTTGGTGCGGCCTATTCCAATATATGCACAGGCATCTTTTGGTCGCATGATTGCCGGGGTGATCGCGCTCATTGTTGGTGCCTCTTTCAAGTTGTTGTGTGCCAATAATACCAATAGCGTTCGTTGTTGTTAGAAACCTAATACGAATATTAAGTTTCGGGTTGTACCACGATTTGTGCCAGTGCTCGGGTTTCGCAGGGTAGTCAGTGCTAGATATTGGCTAGACAGCTTTTCAGGCCCACCCAAGTTATTGATAATAAAAGCCTACTAGGATCGCCGCTCCAATCCATCATGGGGGCAAGTATCGCCTTCATCCAAGCCCATCATCACTCGCCTCCCGCGCTGGTGGCGCTGTCGGGGGCTGCTGGTAGCGGCATCCAGTGGGTATACGGAGCAACGGCAGACGGCCCCGTAACCGACACGTCATCTCCGCACATTCTGTAACCGCCTAACTCCATGAAGTGCTGGTAGTTGTCCTCGTGCCCGACCCAGACTCCATCTTCAATGAAGTCAAAATCAGTCCCGCCTTCTTCGCCGAGGGGGTGAACCAGAACGAGGTCATTGTCGGCTGGCAGTCTATCTTTCACGGAAACCCACCCAGCCGCCGCAAGCTGGGCCTCAAGCTCTGATATGCGGTGCTCCATTACAAGCATGGAGTCGTCCTTTGCGGCATCCTGCTCCAGAAGCTCTGCTATGCGCTCACGCAGTGCGTCAATTTCACCGTCCAGCACAT